TTAATCGTTAAAGAGTATCCAACAGCAAGCGCAAACGTAACTCACTTCAAGCATTTACTTAACGAACTTAAATTGAAGAGACAATTTATACCTGACATTATCTATATTGACTATCTAAATATTTGTTTGTCATCTAGAATTCGCCAAGGATCAAATGTTAATTCATATTCATACATTAAGGCAATTGCGGAGGAGTTGCGTGGGCTTGCTGTTGAGTACAAAGTGCCAATTATCTCTGCTACACAAACAACCCGTAGCGGTTATTCTAATTCAGACATTGAATTGACCGACACTTCAGAATCATTTGGTCTTCCTGCAACGGCAGACTTTATGATTGCATTGATCGCTACCGAAGAACTGACTGATCTAAATCAAATGATGATCAAACAATTAAAAAATCGCTATAGCAATCCAGACACCAATAAGCGATTTATGATTGGTGTTGACAAAGGAAAGATGAAGTTATATGATGTAGAGCAGACTGCACAAAATCACATTCATGATAGTGGGCAGAAAGTAGAATCAGATGAACCACTTTTCGACAAAACAAACTTCGGAAGAAGAAACAAACAACGTAAATTTGAAGGATTTAAAATATGAGAACCATTCCAGAAATTGTAGCAAAAATACGAGAACTCATTGAAGAACTAGAAAGTCATACTGGAAAACATGTGCCAGGAACGGAAATTTCTATTTCTAAATTAAATTATTCTACATATAATCAAAATGAAACTAAAAAATCTTTAAATACATCATATAGATCAGAAAAAGAATTTAAAATTTAATTTTTGTACAATATCAAAAAATAAAACAAATCAACAATTGCTTGACAAAATTCTGATAGTGTGTTACACTAGAGTCTCTAGTGTAGGAATTTGTCATGATTATTCATACTTACTTCAAGAAAAGCAAAGAAAAGAAAAAACCAGGTTGGCAAAAAATAGAAACAGAATATAGTGCATGGCTTAAATCACATGGTATTGATGTAAATAAAAGAAAGAAGAAAGAATTTATTCCTTATGTACCTAAGTCAGAGCCTTATCGCAGACAAATACATCAATATCCTTCACTCAATTCGTTTGTAGGTTTTGCTACAAAAAAAGAATCGCTCAAGTATACTGGCAATAATCTTTTAGGCATTGGAACACTGCATAAATCAAATGCAGTGCCAATTTTTTCAAAAGAAGATGCAGAGGATCAGGCCAAAATGCGTCGATAACATAAATAGCTTATTATAACAATAGGCTATTTATGTTAAAATTTAAGGAGTACTTACAAGAACAAAAAAACACGCACATGGAACATGCGGAAGACGATGTTCTCAATGGCGGAGTTGACGGTGCTCGTAAAAGTATCAATGCACTTCGCGCAGTACGCGATATGCTTGCTGGGCATTCAGAAAAGAAAGTAAGTATCACGGTCAAGTGGGATGGCGCACCAGCAATTTTTGCAGGTAAAGATCCTAGCGATGGAAAATTCTTTGTAGCAAAAAAAGGTGTATTTAATAAAAATCCTAAAATCTATAAAACCAATGCGGAAATTGATGATGATACATCAGGTGATCTTGCCGCCAAACTTAAAGCATGTCTTGCTGAACTTCCAGCACTTGGTATTGATGGTGTAATTCAAGGCGATTTACTTTTTACAGCATCAGATTTAAAATCAGCAACAATTAATGGTGAAGAGTACGTTACATTTCATCCAAACACACTAGTTTATGCAGTTCCAGCACAAAGTGAACTTGCAAAAAATATTAAAGCTGCACAAATTGGCATTGCATGGCATACATTTTACGAAGGCAATTCATTTGAAACAATGAAAGCAGTTTTTGGTAAAAATATTTTATCAACACTCAAAAAAACAAACAGAGTTTGGTCTACAGACGTGGATTATAAAGACGTTTCCGGTAAGGCAACATTGACAAAAGAAGAAACAAACGAAATTACACGCATTCTTTCTGAAGCAGGCAAGATTTTTTACAAAATAGATGCTAAAATACTTAATTACATCAAAAATACAGACGAACTACGCGAGAAAATTAAAACATTTAATAATACAAAAGTTAGAAATCAACTCAAAGTTACAAATGTAAAAAGTCATGTCGCTGAACTTATTCAATTTATGCAAATATACTATGATAAAGAAATTGAATCTCGCAAATCTGCAAAGTCAAAAGCAGAATGGGAAGCAAAAAAGAAAGAAGGCTTAAAGTTTTTTAGTACAAAAAACAAAATACAACTCGAAAGTATCTTTACATTGATGAATTTGCTTGCTGAGGCAAAATTGATTTTAGTGAAAAAACTAGATGAGGTGAAGAATCTTCACACTTTTTTATTGACAAAAAGTGGTTACGAAGTAACTGGTGTTGAAGGATATGTTGCAATTGATCATTTGACAGGAAATGCTGTGAAATTAGTTGATCGATTGCGCTTTAGCTACTCAAATTTTTCACCTGAGGTGATTAAAGGTTGGCAAAGATCTTCTTAATCAAAGGGCACACTCTTACTTATAAGAATAGGAATAAAAATTTATGGCAATAATGAAATTTAAACAATTTATTACCGAAACAGAGACCGGAGAAAGCACACTCTTAGAAGCAATTATTGTTGCTGCATGGAATGGAGAAGAAATACCAAAAAGTAAAGTAATTAGTTTTGATGCAGGATCAAAAATTGTTAAATATCTTAAAGAACAAGGCATTACTGGAGACAAAGCATTTAAATTAGAAAATAAAGGTGTAAATGTCACAAAAGAATGGGCACAATTCTGGGTGCCTGAATCTGTGCCAAGTTCAACTAAAACGCCTAAAACTGACATTATAATTGGTACTAATCGCATTTCTGTTAAAATGGGTGCTGCACAATTAATGTCTGGTGGACAAAATGAATCTAAAGCAACATTTTACGCTGCCGCACAGTCAACAGGTGGTATAACAGAAGAACTTCAAAGTGTTTGGAGTAAAATGGATGAACTTGCAAAAAGTTCAGTTGCAAGTGCAAATATAGAAACACAATTAAAAATAGGAAAAGATGAAATACTTGTTAAAGCAAATCAAGTCAATAAAGAAGTTATGAGTGGTATGCGTAAAATATTTAATACTAATTCCGAGTTTAGAAGAGCATTTGTAAAAGAGGCAATGACAGGAGAAATTAAATTTTCAAAAAGTTCTGATGCATTTGCAGAATATATTTTATCAACAACAGCAACAGGAGATAAAAGTTACTTATATAAATCAACTGACGAATCTTTTTTAAATAAAGTTGCAGAAAAAATAAGTGTAACAGTTCGTTTTAAATCGACTTCAATAAAGTCAAAAGGCATAAAAACTGGCGAATACAGATATTGGACCGTAGTGTCTCTTGGTATTAAAAAATTAAAAGAAGAAATACAGTCCGCTGGAAATCTTCTTACTGAAAATGCTTTTGTTGCAATTCTTCAAAGAGTTAAATCATACATGTCTTCTTTGTTTTTAAATATTTGGAATAAAATTAAAAATTCAATAAAGAAAATTCTAGAATTTTTTGAAATTGAACCTGTAATTGATTTTAATAATGAAATTAATTTTCATAATATTTAAAAAAATAGATATAATCATATGGCAAAATTAAATGAAGGCGATGTAATTGAAGGTATTTTTACAATTGCACTTAGTTTATATCTTGCTTATGGTACAGTTGAAAAAAAGAAACTAAATGAGATTCGTGCCAAAGTAGATACAAAAATGTTCGGCACAGGTCGTTTCAAATATAAAGTTGTCGAAATGCACGAGCGCCGGCGAGGAAAAAATCCTCCAGACTTTTTTAATGTTGGATTTGAAATGCGCTTGAAGCCTGAATCAGTACAAGGCGCATTTGACAAAGAATTTGAAGTGTTATACAAATCATCAAAAGACATTGGTAAAATTGATAAAAAAATTGATCAATTAATCAAAGCAATTGAAAGCTCAAGTTTTAGCCGCAGAGCAAGCGTTGCAGTTGATCATTTTTTAAATAACAGTACTGGCGAAATAGTTACATTTACAGTCATTGCGGACGGTATTGCAGGAGAATCATCAGGCGGCGAAATTAAGGGTGATGTTACATTAGAAGTATACGCTACAAAAAAAGGTAGCAATCAAAAAATTATGAGTGGCAGTTTACCATTTTCACTCAAATCAGAATCAGTTACAGTTGCAAATTTGTCGCCATATCGCGGTATGCTTGACATTGCAAAAGCAATTGGCATTCAATGGAACGCAGAAGAAAAGTATGCACGACTTGCAAAACCTTTTAATGGCCCAATTGAACAAGCCGCAAAGTTTGCATTGATTAAAGAGATGTATGATGATCTAAAATCTAGAATGATTAAAGAATCTATTAAAACTACATTTACAAATAAAGCATTAGACTTCTTGGCAAAGAGCATTTTTGGCTCAGACTTAGCAGACGTAGTTGACGTACAATCTGGTGCGGTCAAAGAAATTACAGTTGATAACTTTAATCAATTACGCAAAAATGTTACTTTAATCGTACGGTCCAATGGTAATAATCTAATCTTTGCAGACAAAAAAACTGATGTTGCCATTTTTCAAATACGCACAAAGCTGCGTCCACCGCCAGCAAACGAAGCAAAATTTTACTTAGAGGTAGGCAAAGGAATTTATTCAAAATAAAAAAAAAATATAAATAAGATGTAACACAGTTAGGCTACGGCAAACCTGCAAAGGATAAGTCTAAGGAAAACTCCATGAAAAAAACAGTTGTATTTTCATTCGGTCGAATGAATCCCATGACAAATGGGCATGAAAAACTTGTAGAAAAACTTAAGTCTGAAGCATCAAAGCGCAATGCTGATGTAAAACTGTTTTTATCTCATAGTCAAAATTCTAAAAAAGATCCATTAGACTACGCAACAAAAATCAAATTTGCGCGTAAAGCATTTGGCACAATCGTTCAAAATTCTCATGCAAAAATTATTTTTCAAGTTCTTGAAGAACTCAACGGCAAGTACGATAACATTGTAATGATTGTTGGAAGTGACCGTGTGAAAGAATTTGAAACAATCATTCATAAATATAATGGTAAAGGCGATTATGAATTCAAATCAATTGAAGTAATTTCTGCTGGCGAACGCGATCCAGATGCAGAAGGTGTCGCCGGTATGTCAGGTTCAAAGATGCGTGGCTTTGCCGCTTCAAATAATTTTGACAGTTTTAAAAAAGGCGTTCCGTCAAAACTATCCGATGCAGATGCAAAGGCGCTTTTTGTTGCAGTTAAAGGAGGAATGAACTTGAAAGAACAATTCGACGATAACGAAGAAATGGATGAAGCACTTTCATTACAGGGGCGCAGAAAACGCGCTATGCAAATAAGACGTTTAAGAACAAAATTGTTAAGAGCAAGAGAACGCTCAATGCATCGTTTTGTAAGTCAACCAACACTTACAAAAAGAGCAAGACGCCAAGCAGTTACATTCTTGAAACGTAGAATTGGTGGTGGGCAAGCATATGTAAATTTATCACCTTCACAGAAAATTTCAATTGATAAAAAAATTGATAAAATGAAAAGTGTAGTTGGTAAGATTGGTTCACGTTTATTGCCTCAAGTACGCAGAATGGAAGTGCAGAGAAAATTAAATCAACGTGCAACAAATGAAGCATTCTTAGCATTATTTGAGAAACCTGAACTACCACAAGATAAACACGTTGGTGATCGTGAAGGGACACAACCAAGCAAATACTATAAAGGTTTAGACAAATCAACAAAACAAGCAAGAGCTGCACACTTCGAACGTACAGGTTCAAAATCTGATCGTGATGTATCGGCATATGCAGATGCGCCGGGCGATAAAGAAGCAAGAGAAAAAGGTATGCCACAGTCAAAACATACCAAGAAATTCAAACAAATGTTTGAAGAAGAAATTGGAAAAAAAGAAAGTTCTCGCTTAGATCAATTGATTCACTTAGGACTTGTAGATAAAAATTTGCTTTCAACAATTAAGAAAGCAATGATTAAAATTGATTCTGGCGATACACTATCTACATCCGAAAGACAAGCAACACAAAATCTGCTATCTACCTTACTTGACATGGTGACAAGCCAAGATCAGTTATTTAATCTTGCAAAAATGTCTTTGAGAAAAGAGCAGTTTGAAAAACTGAACGAGGATGCATACGTTGGTAACATTGGCATTACGGAACTTGCAAAGTTTTATCAAAAAGCAGGCCAACGTCAAATTGAAATGTTTCAAAAATTATTAACAATGAAAGATTATAAACGTGCATGGGCACTAGTACAAGGTGTGACAGGCACAAAACTTATGGGAAAAGAATTCAACGAAGAAGTA